GATCTACACTTCTAGCTTCGTCGGCAGCGTCAGATGTGTATAAGAGACAGGATATATAGTTTGGCTTCTTAAACAGCAAAAGAAAAGCAGGGATGCGAACAGCAAAGGAACAATGCTCCTTTTGCGCGTCCAGCTTATTGAATACCATGCAAAGTACACCAGAATCGGAGAAATACCGTCATATGCCTATCAAAACTTCTGTGAGATGTATGATGCGTACCATGCGTTAGGTGGAAATGGAATGGTTACGAAAATGAAACATGAGATTGAAGAGATTCATATAGGGAAAGGAGATAAAAGCCATGAGGAATTGGAAGGATTGGACTAAGAAAGCCGGCATCCGAGCAATCAAGACTGTTGCGCAGGCAGCGATTGCCGGAATCGGAACGGCGGCATTTATGGGCGCGGTGGATTGGAAATATGTTCTTTCTGCATCAGTCCTTGCCGGAGTGTTATCGCTTCTGACAAGTGTTGCCGGAATCCCAGAGGAAAACACCAATGCTTGACATTAACAAGCAGGAAATGAAATATTCGCAATCCGGTCAGAGGGTATTCATTCCACAAACTGACGAAAATGGAGATATTGTCTATGAAGGGTACAAGGATTCCGATGGAAACTTTGTACCTTATTTAGATTCCGAAGGCAACAAGATTCCAAAAGGCGAGGAAGTTGAAGGGTTTTCAGAACCTACGACATTCCAAGCCAATATCAGCAATAAGCTGTCGGAAGCCCTTGTGAAAGAATTTGGAATTGATGATAGTACATCATACTGTCAGCTTGTCACGGATAAAGGATATTTGCCACTGAAAGCCGGTGATGTGGTGTGGAAACGTTCGGAGGTCAAACGCACTGATGATGGACTTGTGGATTCAGAAACCGCAGATTACATCGTAAAAGGCGTTGCAGACGAAGGACTGACCACGGATTTGTTTCTTCTTCGGAAGAATATTAAGTAGGTGATTGCGTGGCAAAGAAAACTATTTCAATGACACTATCCACTAAGTCCATACAAGCCGCCATAAAGGAATTAGAAAAGTACCGCGATAGTTTACAAGCTAAATGTGATTTACTTGTTTCTAGGCTTGCACAGATAGGTCAGACAGCGGCAATACAACACATATCGGAATCCCCATTAGGAAACACGATAACGGTAAGGGTGGATAAAGCACCACAGTTAATGACTTCAAATGCGATTCTGATTGCAACCGGAAAAACGGTAACGTCAGAAGATAGAGAACCGTTCTATACTTTGTTGGCGGTAGAGTTTGGAGCCGGTATTTTTTATAACTCCGAAGAGAACCCGAAAGCACCGGAACTTGGATTCGGTGTAGGCACATATCCGGGGCAAATACACGCTTTTGAAGATGGTTGGTACTATTGGGACGATAAGACCGAAACATGGCGTTATACCCACGGTATCAAAGCCACAATGCCTATGTACAATGCGGAACAACAGATTATTCAACAGTATGTAAAGATTGCAAGGGAGGTATTCGGTGGAAAATGAGTTAAACAGTTGGGCACTTGATTTTGAAGATACCGTTTACCGATTGTTGAAAGTTTACATGGAAAGCAAAGAAAGCGGAATCAAGGTGACGCAGGACGATGAATCAAACGGAACACCTGTTTTTCCAACACTTCTTATACAACAGATTGGATTTACAGAAGCCGGGAGAGATACAGAGTCTTATTTTATTAACGCAATTCGCCCAACATTTCAAATTACAATAACAAATAAAGGGAAAAGAGAAAGGATTAAGGACATTGCAGAGTATGCAGTGTCCTTTTTTAAATCAAAAAATTTTGATGTTTCAAATGCTGTGTTCACGATTTCCAAACAAGTGCGCACGGCAACTTTTCGCGTATCGCGAATTATTGGAGCGTATGAAAATTTAGCATAGCCGCAAGGCAGAAAGGAAGCAGAAAATCATGGCATCAACAAGTTATAAGTCGCGTGTGATTATTAAAGAGCACACAGCGGAACAAGCCGACTTTGCAGGGACTTACAACCTTTTACTTGCTGCAAAGTCTATTCCATCTCCGGCATCTCCACCAAACACGGTTGAGTCAACCACGATGGAAGACCCACAGCAGACATTTGAGAAAGGTATTAAGACAGCGGATTCCCGGGAAATCACCGGAAACCTTGCAAAAGAATATCTGGAAAACATCGAAAAGCTGGGAGATAAAAAGGTTGACATTATCCACCTGTACGGCACAGATGGAATCGGTGGCGTTGCAAAATACGCATACACCGGAACTGTTACCGCGACACCGAATGATGTAGGCGGTGTAGATGAAATCCTTGAAATGACCGCAACTGTTATCCCAAGCACAGCATCGGAACTCGTTACCGACAAGCTGAAAGTCGTTGATAACAACGATGGAACATTCACTGTAACAGTGGTGGGGTAAAAAGCCTATCGGACGAGCAATCGACCGCACCGGTAGGCGAGGATGATCGGTCGATAGCAGAACTTGAAGCAATGAGATAAGCAACAATGGGGCGGTGGCAACACTGCCCCTTGCCAATATAGGGCAGAAAGGCAAGGTAAAACATGAAAGTTAAATTATGTGGAAAAGAATATACAATTCAGTTTGCAACGAGACCATCATTAAAATCACATATCTTACAGGATATTATGAAGACGCAGGACATGGAAGATATTTCCTCTATGGAAGATATTCTTCTTGAAACGCTTCCCAAGACGCTTCTTGTAGGATTGCAGATGCATCACAATGAAGAATTTGGATATGATTGCAAAACAAACGAAGGCTACGATGAGAAGCTTGAGAAGGTGTCCGACATTCTCTATGAAGCGATTGATACAAACGAGATTAACTGCATGGATTTATTCGCTGATATGCAGGAGGAAATGATGACAAACGGTTTTTTAGCGCAGATGATGGAGTCGTTGGAGAGAGCGCAGGAGCAGGAGCAGGAGCAGGAGAAGAAAAAGACCCCATCCAAGGCAAAGACCAAGAATTAACATGGGAATATTACGTTGCGGAAATCCGTCCGTTTTACCTTATGGTAACGAAAGGCTACGGATTTTCCGTTGATGATATAGATATGATGAATCCAGAGTTGCTTAAGCCTTATGTGGATGCATATAAGGCAGAATGGAAGCAACGCGATATGGAAATGTATATGTGGTTTGGCAGATATGCAACGTCAGCACTTGTGACAGCAATAGACGCGACATTCGGTAAGGGTAATAGTAAGTACGTGAAAGAAACTTGCTATGATTCAATCGAAAAGCATAATACAGACGATCCCGATGCAGAGATACGAGAAATGCTTAAAGCAGAAGAAGCATGGGCGGCTGAATCAAGGAAATCACATTTACCAAAGCCAAAGATAGTTTAAGAAAAGAGGTATTGCTATGGCAGTAATTATCGGAAGTGCGCGGCACGATGAACACGGAAACTGCTATTCTGGTGGAAAAGCCGGAGACCAGACCGGACAGGAAGTGTCTACACAGAAGTTTTATAACCATTCTAAAGGATGGTACGTGTTAAGAGCAAAGGATGATAAAGTTGCGGAGAGGTTAGCCGAAGCTATGCAGATTGCATCTGACAATAAAAATATCGGCTATGACCAATCGGAACGCTACGGAGTCATTAAACATGGCATTAACACAAAGGTCAAGACGGAATGCGATTGTTCGTCCCTTGTACGTGCTTGTATTATCTATGCATCCGGCAAGGATGTGGGAGATTTCAATACATCTAATGAACGACCGGTAATTTTGAAATCCGGTTTGTTTGATGATATGGGTTCTTATCATGCCGGTTTTATTCTTCGCAACGGAGATATTCTTGTGACACGCATAAAAGGGCACACAGTTATTGTTGTAAAAGGCGCAAAGAAATGCAAAACCAAGTATTATCCGAAGTATACCGGAAATTCCGGTTCAATCGTTGAAGCATTAAAAGCGGTTGGGGAAGATGATGTGTCGAAAGAACATCGTGCGGAAATCGCAAAAAAGAACGGATTTTCCAATTTTAAGTTTACATCAGAGGAAAATTCAAAGATGATTTATCTTCTGAAAAAGGGAAAACTGAAAAAGTAATTCAAGGGCGGTAGGGGTCAAATCCTACTGCCTTTTTCTAAAACTAAATAAAGGAGGTGTAACTGTTGGAATTAGAAACCTTAGAGGTCAAGATTCAAGCACAGGCAAGACAGGCTAATGGTCAGATTGATGCGCTGATAACAAGGTTGGGAAAGCTATCTTCATCTTTGCAAAGCATAGATTCTAGTGGAATTAACCGGTTATCAACCGGAGTAAACCGATTGTCAAACTCAATGAGTGCCATGCGAAACGTTGATTCAAGGTCGTTCTCGACTCTTGCAAGAAACATCAAAACACTTAGCAATATTGACACAGGAAAGATCAATGCAGCAGCCGGAGCAATGCGACAGATTTCAAAGTCGGTAAGCTCGTTTTCCGGTATGTCAAAATCGGTGCAATGGTTATCGGAATTAGCCGGAGGAATCAAGCAACTTGGTTATACAAGCTCAACAAAGGCTATCGAGAATATACCAAAACTTGCGGTTGCAATGCGTCAGCTTATGGCAGAACTGTCGAAAGCCCCTAGTGTAAGCCGGAATATTATTGACATGACAAACGCATTGGCAAAGTTATCGCGTACTGGTGGAGCGGCAGGAACAGCGGCAAAAAGCATCACAAGCTCATTTAGTGGATTTAGTTCCGGTGCTTCTGCGGTTACCAAGAAGTCGTTCTCCCTTGCATCTGCAATCGGAAAAGTGTATGCAACGTACTGGGCTTTATTCCGAGGATTTAGGCTACTTGGAGATGCTATTGACATATCATCCTCACTGACAGAGGTTGAGAACGTTGTAAGGCAGACATTCGGGCAGTATGAAAGCCTAATTAACAATTTCGCAAAAACATCCATTGAAAAATTTGGCATGTCTGAATTGTCCGCGAAACAGTTTGCAAGCCGTTTCCAAGCCATGGGAACTGCCCTTGATATTCCACAGGGGAAAATGGCAAAAATGTCCATCCGGTTGACAGAATTAGCCGGAGATATGGCTTCATTCTACGATGTAAGCCAAGAAGATATTGCCAAGAGTTTGCAATCTGTATTTTCTGGTACTACGGCACCTATGCGGCGTTATGGTATCGACTTGACGCAGGCAACATTAAAGGAATGGGCGTTAAAGCAAGGGCTTGATGCGAACATTTCATCAATGACGCAGGCTCAAAAAGCCATGTTGCGTTATCAGTATGTGCTTGCGCATACAACCAATATTACCGGAGACTTTGCGAGAACAGCCGATAAACGAAACTTTTGTTTCATGTGTCGCGCGGCATAGCAATATGTCGATGAAAAATCGGGTAAAATCGGTGAAGGCTAAGTTGACTTAGCACGAACATTTTTGTATAATATGTTTGAGGTGATTTAATGCGAACATATTATATCTACAAAGCAACAAATAAAATAAACGGAAAATCTTATGTCGGTCAAACTTGTGATTTTCATAGCAGAGTGTGGCAACATCAAAGGTGCTACGAAAAAGAAGATTGCGACTTTCATAGAGCAATTAAAGAATTCGGGTTTGACAACTTCTCATGGGAAATCATCGAAACGTGTGAAAGCGAAGATGGAGCCTGTGAGTTGGAAAAGTATTACATTGAAAAATTTAACACCTATCGAGATGGCTATAATATGACCAAAGGTGGGAAAGGCGCGCCGTATCATAACGCCAGGGCAGTTGTTTTGCTGACGCTTGACGGACGGTACATTAAGCGTTATGATAGTGCAATGGATGCAGAAATTGACGGATTTAATAATACGGATGTTCTGCTTAATTGTAAAGGAAAAAGGCGGCAGACAAAGGGCTATATGTTCATGTTTGAGGATGAGTATGAATCAAACGGAGCGAAAACCTATAGAAAGCCGGAACCTAACGGAATGAGAAGCATTATTCAATGTGATATGGAAGGAAATTTTATACAGAAATTTAAAAGTTTGCAGGAGGCGGCTAGGATTACCGGAGCAAATAGAACAACTATTTCCGGTGTGCTTTCAAATACCTATAAGTCGGCAAATGGATATATTTTTGTATACGAAGAAGATTTTCCAATAAAAGATTTGAGCATCTATAAAAAGCGCAAAAAAGGAAGAAAAATTGCGCAAGTGGATGCGAAAACCAGAGAGATTATAAGAGTGTTCGATAGAATATCCGAAGCAGGGGAATCTCTTGGAGTTAATTACAAAGCAATACATAATGTAATTGACCAAGAGGGGCGAACTGCTTATGGTTATAAGTGGATAAGTCAATAAGCTAATACCGAGATAAGGCTATAAAATAAAAGTTATAGCACATTGTAGAGCGTAGGGATTGAACCTATGCTCTTTTCTTATGGAAAGAGTGTAGAATATAATATCCCCAAGAGTATCCGACAGCCACAATGCTGTGGTTGAAAATGTACGCCGAACTTATGGGAAACCATAAGAAGTAGAGGATAAAAAGCCTTTACGATAACATATTGACATGGCATAACCAGATAACCATGCTTAAAGAGAACTTCAAAGCACTTGGAGCGGTTGTTGGTGGTGGTTTAATCAATGCATTCAAGCCATTTATCAAGGTACTTAATTCAGTTCTGCAAAAGGTTATTTCCTTCGCAGAGATGGTAACAAATGCTTTAGGTTCTATCTTCGGATGGAAGTATGAAGCAAGCAAAGGGGCAGGAATCAGCGGTCTTGCTGATGATATTGGAAGCGCATCTGACGGCATGGACGATTTAAGCAATGCCGCAGGAAACGCAGGGAAAAACACGGGTGGTATCGCAAAAAATGCCAAGAAAGCAAAAAAGGAAATCCAACAGGCAACTCGTGCATTTGATGAATTAAAGGTTATTTCAAAGCAGAGTAAAGATAACACTTCCGGTTCTGGAAGTGGTGGAAGTGGTGGAAGTGGTGGCGGTTCTGGTGGTTCCGGTGGTGGAGATACCGGAAAACTAGTTCAGACTGACACGATTTTTAAGAAATTCAAAAGCGACATCAAAGACCTTGAAGGACTTGGAAAAGCAATTTCCGGTGCTCTTATCAATGCGATGCGAGGTATCGAGTGGGATGAAGTATATGCCAAAGCATCCGGCTTTGGTAGTGGGCTTGCAAAATTCCTTAATGGACTATTTGAGGGTCAGAAAGGTACAACGCTTTTCGGAGAAACCGGAAAACTGATTGCCAATTCACTAAACACGGTGCTTCATGCATTAGATTCGTTTGGCACAACGTTTAATTGGAAACAATTTGGAAATTCAATCGCAGACGGAATCAACAAGTTTTTCCAAAACTTTGACTTTGCATTATTGGCTCAAACGCTTAATGCATGGGCACAAGGGGCATTTGATGCGGTCACTACGGCATTAAGTAAAATTTCCTGGAAAGATGTTTGGAAAGGCGTCAAGGAGTTTTTAAGCAACTTAGACGTAAAAACAGTTGCAATTATCATCGGTGCGTTGACTATTAAGAAAATTTTAGGACTACATTTAGCAAAAGCCGCACTTGATATAATCGGAACTTCCATTTCAAAAGCAATTGCCGGTTCTATTGCGGCGAAACTCGGAGTAGAAATCGGGGCAAACGCAACAATAGGAGAAGTGCTTTCCACAGGATTGTCGAAAAAAATAAGCGGTCTTGGCACGATTGCCGGAAAAATCGGAAAACTGGCGTTGACCGTAGGAACGATTGCTATTACGGCAGAGGCAGGGTTGTCGCTCGGAAAAGCAATTGGAAATAAAATAGCCGATGCTACGCAACCGGAAGAAATGAAAAAGTACCGCGTAGACTTTAAGTTTAGTGACCTATTTACCTATTCATTGGATGATTGGAAACAGGGGTTTTCCGATTGGTGGAATGATACATGGGGGCCAGGGCTTGCCGCTTGGTGGGAAGATCGAAAGGCGGGAAATACAAAACTTAAAATTCCTTTTACAGATTTTGAGCTTCCATCGGACAGCGAAATGAAAAAAGCTGTTTCTGATTGGTGGGATAAACAAAAGAAAAAGATAGAAAAACGCACAGAAAACGTGATCAAATTCACCGCAGACGTAAAAGATACATCTTCCAAATGGTGGTCTAATGTAAAAAAATGGTGGGGAGAAAAAGTCGGCAAAGTAAAAGAATTTGCTACAGATGTTAAAGACTCCGCTAAAGAATGGTGGGATAACACCCAAAAATATTGGAGCCAAAAAGTCGGACAAGTTAAGAAGTTTACAACTGCCGTCCAGAATGATGCATCTAAGTGGTGGAGCAATACCAAAAAGTACTGGTCAGAAAAGGTGGGTAAGGTAAAAGAATTTACTACAGGCGTAAAAAATAAAGCCGCAGAATGGTGGTCTAATGTTAAAAAATGGTGGGAAAGCACCATTGCCGGAAAAGAAGTAAAGAAATTTACTGCAAATGTCAAGAAAGCCGGAGGAACATGGTGGAAAGATATAAGCAACGAGTGGAAAGAAAAGGTTATCAATGCAGGAAGAACATTGAAAATCGGCATTTCATTTGCCACAAATGCTTTAAAAAACCTATGGTCTAGTGTATCAACATTCTTTAGCGGCAAAACAGTAAATGTAAAAACAAAAGGCTCTGCGGCTAAGAAAGCCGATGGCGGAGTATTCTCCGGTGGAAGTTGGAAACCGATTAAGAAATACGCAGTCGGTGGATTGCCAAACATGGGGCAGATGTTCGTTGCGAGAGAGGCGGGTCCGGAACTTGTCGGAACGCTTGGCGGTCATACAGCAGTAATGAATAACGACCAGATTGTGCAATCCGTATCAGACGGAGTATATCGAGCAGTGTTGGCGGCAATGAGAGGGCAGAAAACATCATCCGGAAGTCAGCCGGTACAGATTGTGCTTGACGGAAAGGTTATCTTTGACAGCACGCGACAAAGCGCACAAGAGTATTTTAATCGTACCGGAATGTCACCATTTCCGGTATGATCTAGTGACTTTCGCTCTTGTCTGTGGTACAATATATAAAAATCATAGGCAAGGGTGCATTGTTCACCGGAAAGGGGTTACATATGAAAAGGTTTAAAAAATTTTTTGCAGTAGCGGCATTATCGCTTTCAATGCTGACAACAAGCGTAGTAGCGCAGAGCATTGTTGGGGCACAGGAAACTGTGCAGGCGGCAACGATTAAATTGAATTATTCAAATTTATCTTTAAGCGAAGGGCAATCAAGGCAACTTAAGATTAGCGGAACTAAGGCAAGTACAAAATGGTCAAGCTCCAAAAGTAGCGTAGTAAAAGTAACGCAAAAAGGAAAAATTACTGCATTGAAAGAAGGGAGTGCCACCATAACGGCAAAAGTTGGCAGGAAGAAGCTAAAATGTTCTGTTACGGTAAAAAATAACTTCAAAGCAAACGAAGCAAAGAAAAATATTGAGAAAACGGAAAAAATTGTGGGAGATACGCTTTATGTTTTCGTTAAAAGTAATTATAATGTCCCAACAGATGTAAGCGCAAAGTGCACGTTTTATTCTGCGAAAGGATCGGCTGTTGATTATTCAAATGACAGTGTTTCTTTTCTTGAAAAAGGACATACGGCAATACTTGAATTTGATTTGCCAAATGCAAAATATGAGACATATGAGATAGAATACAAATACAGTGAGGGAATGGAGTATTTCTATCATCGATCTATAATTGATTTTTTGAGTTTAAGTACGGAATATATAGAAGATGAATATAACCCATATATAATGGCAACCGTTAAAAATACTGCAACATATGATTGCTATTATGCAGATATTGTGACAATTTTTTATGATTCAAATAATGAAATCATAGCGATAGAAGACGATGTAATAAGCGTTGATGCTAAATCGAAAGATACAGTAAAAATAAGTATACCATACGATAGTAGCACATACGAAGATATATCATACGACCATTATGATTCATTTATTTCATATGCGTATCATTTAGGAAAATAAATTACGTGATAAGCCGTGGAAACACGGCTTATTTTAATTCAAAAGCTGATTGACACAAAATCAAAAATAGTCTATCCTTATTACTAAGGAAACAACCTTATCCGTGAAGAAGCGGATTACTTACTTGAACGCCATACTGTACGAAAGAGGAAACCAATGTGATTTCACAAGCGGTTTCCTCTTTTTTATTCAGATAAAAATGTATGGAGGTAGACACGAATGAAAAAATCACAACTTATGCTTAAGATTCAAAACGGCATTGAGGTATTTGAGAATCCAATATTCGGACAGATCAGAATGGTCATGGTCGATGATGAACCTATGTTTTGCCTTGTTGATGTTTGCAGGGCATTGGAAATGTCAAACAGCCGTATTGTTGCTGATAGACTAGACGAGGATGAACGACGTAAGTTAAACTTACCCCGTCAAGGAGAAACTTGGTTTGTTACTGAATCCGGCTTATATGCGGTTATTCTTCGAAGCGATAAACCGAACGCAAAGAAGTTTCGCAAGTGGGTTACATCCGAGGTTCTCCCTACAATCCGTAAAACAGGTGGGTATGTCAATAATGATGAATTATTTATTTCTACTTACCTACCATATGCAGATGAAAACACTAAACTGATATTTTCACAGACATTAAAAACTGTTAGAGAGCAGAACGAAACCATTAAAAGACAGCAGAAAGAAATCATCCATAAGGAAGATGTTATTATCGGACTCGTTGATGATATTGACTTGGCAACCAAGAGACAGCGGATAACGCAGATTGTCCGTTTTGGTGCCGATGGAAAGTATCAAGAACGCTATTCGTTGCTTTATGGAGAATTTGAAAGGAAATATCACTGCAACCTTAAATCAAGGATGGAAGGGTGCGCGCTCAAACCAAAAGTAAGAAACAAGATGGATTATATCGACAGGGAAATGGGAATGATTCCGCAGTTGTACGAAATCGCTTGCAAACTTTTTGAAAACGATGTAGAAAAGCTGAAATCTGAATGGGAATCAGTAGTAGCTTAAAATTTAATCAAATGGATAGCATCTACCAAAAGGTAGGTGCTATTTTTATACCCATTTTTAGGAGGTAAACGATGGGATATGGCGGATATTTAGTAAAGTTTGGGAATTATACCATACCGAACAATTTAATAAAGCAGGACACGTTTAGTTCCTATGTGAACATGCAAGACAAAGACCCATGGACGGATGAAAACGGATATGAGCATCGTGATGCCGTGGAACTGAAAGCCTTAAAGGTTGAGTTTGAAACCAAAGCCATGCTGACCGAAAAGCAGTTTGATGATTTTTGGAAGAATATTGAAAAGAACTATACCAAGGCAAAGGAGCGTGGTGGCTATATCACGGCATACGTGCCGGAGAAACGCGGATATGTGACACAGTACGGATATATCGCTGATATTCAGCCTACGTTCTATTCTGTGGCACATGGGAAGATTAAGTATGACCCAATCAAATTTTCGTTTGTAGGTGGTGTATATGATAAATAGCAATTTGAAAGAAAAGTATTGGGATTCCGCGACAGATAAGCAGATGGTTATATCTGTTGTTGGAACGAATCAGAAAATAGACAATTCGATGCTTGAAATCGGTACGTTTGCGCTCGAAGAAAGTCTTTGTTCGGAGTCTGAACTAAAATTTGGAGCGTGCGAAGCGAATTGCGTAAAATTCACAGCAAGAAACACCGCAGGAAACATTATTGGAAAGACAATCTCTATCGAAGAAACGATTGACGGAGATAGCGAAAATCCGATGCCATACGGAGTTTTTAAGGTTGCATCCGATGTTCCAACGTCTGACCGTACGAAACGGCAGATTACGGCATATGACGCTATGTACGACATTATTAATACAGATGTAAAGTCTTGGTATGCAGGACTTAGCTTTCCAATGACATTAAAGCAGTTCCGTAATAGCTTCTTTGCGCATCTTGGAATTGCGCAAGTTGAAACAAGCCTTGTCAATGATTCCATGACGGTCAATAAGACGATTGTAGCCACACAGACGGACGATTCAAGTGCAGTAACAGAAGAATCCTCTATCAGCGGAAAAACGATTGTAACGGCAATCTGTGAGATTAACGGATGCTTTGGCAATATCAACCGGAATGGCAAGTTCGAGTATGTCTTTCTGAAAGCAATCACAAGTGCACTTTATCCGGCAGAAGATTTGTTTCCATCTGACAATTTATTTCCGTCTGATGCAAACACAGAGTCTATGACCGGACACTACATCACGTTTGATTATGAGGACTTCCAAAGTAAGGCAATCACGCAGCTTGAAATCAAGACAAGTGAAGATAATGCCGGTGCTATTGTTGGAACTGCCGGAAACAACTATTCGATCACAGGAAACTTTCTTGTATCAGACAAGACCGGAGCGGAACTTGAACAGATTGCAAATAACCTGTTGCCGATTATGGCAAAAGCGGAATACACACCGATTAAAAGTTGCACTTGTGTCGGCAATCCATGTCTGACACTTGGCGAGCCCATCCGGTTCAATACAACAAGAGAGATTGTAGAAACGTATCTATTGCAACGTACCATAACCGGAGTGCAAAGCAAGAGAGATTCAATCTCGGCACAGGGAACGCAGACGCACTCTGCAAAGGTTAATTCTATCAGAGATAAAATTGAAAGCGTGGAAAGACGTACCGGAAAGCTAGAGAGGAACGCAGACCATCTTCAATCCACGTATGAGGATTTAGAGGAACAGACAAATACCAAGTTTGAGCAGACCGCAAAAAGCATTTCTGCAGAAGTCAACCGCGCACAAAAAGCAGAGGGACAATTAGACGCATCATTGGAATTGAAACTTGGAAGAGATGAAAACGACCAAGTCGTTTCGATGATTAATGCAAGTGCCGACCAGATTACGCTTAGCGGAAACAGACTCATAGTCAACAGCAATAACTTCCAGCTTGATGGCGATGGCCGAGTGTCAATCGTTGATTCATTGAACTTTATTGCAACGTCACAAGGAGATGACCTTGTAATTATTGGTCTCGATGCAAGAGGAAGGCCAATGCTGCAGAACATACGCATCGATCTAAACTCTGTAACAGATCAAGATGGTGTAGCCATAGGTGACCATGCTAGCACTGCAGATCATGCAACAACAGCAGATTCAGCAACAACTGCAGAAAGTGCAAGGCAGTGTATAATGGCATCAACCGCGCATTATTTGCAAGGTATTGGACTATCCGATTATGTACGAATTTCAGACAACGGAAATTTAATCCCAAGTTCTAGTTCTGTGTACTGCGGAACTAACCCCAATCCATTTGCCGGAGGGTATTCTTCCGGTGGTTGGAAAACAACGTCTGATGGCAGAAAGAAAAAGGATTTTCGAAAACTGTTAGAGGATGATCGGTTTGAGAGATTTTTTGAGTTGCTGCAACCGATGGAATATCGGCTCATAGAAAATGATGAAAAAATGCACATGGGATTTGTTGCGCAGGATGTTGAACAGGCAATGACGGATTGTGGCATATCTGAAAATGAGTTTTACGGACTGGAACATGCGGTATTCTCCGAAAAAGATTTTGAATCTAATGAGGAATGGGAAAAATTCTTAAAGCAAAATGGCGACGCGAATGATATGTATACATTGTGCTACCAAGAATTTATTGCTTTAAATACTGCCATGATACAGAAATTGCAGAACAGGTGTAACGATTTTGAACGCAGACTATCCGCATTAGAAAGGAAGTGATTAGATGGCATATCAGAAAATCTATAGCCGCGAATATTGGGAGAACTTTCCAAGCGAAAAGACCGCAATTAATCGAAATAGGCTGAACAACATAGAGGGCGGCATTGATGCAATCGACGATCGTGTGTGCGCACTCGACACCACGAAAGTTGACTTGACCAAAGCTAACGAACTTGTAAAGGAAATCCTTTGGGATGAATCCAACGGAACGCTGACGGTCGTTAAGATGAACGGTTCCAAGGCGGTTATTGATACCAAGTTGGAGAAGCTGGCAGTCAACTTCAAGTATGATCCGGAAAGTCAGCAGTTGGTAATCACGCTTGACGATGGCACGGCGCAGAACGTGGACTTATCCGCGCTGATCACGCAGTATGAGTTCTTGGATTCTGATACAATCGCATTTGCAATCGGAAGTGACGGTAAGGTGTCCGCAATCGTGAAAGAGGGAAGTATCCAAGAAAAACACTTGCGCCCGGATTACCTTGCAGACATTAAGGTTGAATCTGCCAAGGCTGTAAATTCTGCAACTAATGCAAAAGCATCCGAAACCAATGCGGCAAAATCTGCTGCAGATGCCAAGGGCAGCGCAGACAGGGCACAGGGAATCGAAAACGAGATTAACAAGAAACTCACAATGACAGAGTTTGATGTGAATGAGGATGGGGAGTTGATTTACACGGACAATTCCACTTATAACTTTGTCGTTGATAATGACGGAAATTTAAATTGGGAGGTGGCTTAGAATGGCTATAGCAGGAAGAGTGGCAATTGTGCCAAAGGGCGATTGGAGCGCAGATGCTACATATAAGAGATTGGATGCAGTAACATACAACAATACATTGTATTTTGCAAAAAAGGAAGTTCCGGCAGGAACGGCAACGAGCAATACAGAGTATTGGTCTAAGTCTATCGTGGGCGGTGCTGGTGCAATCGCAACGAAAGAGGATGCCGGGATTGTGAAACCGACAGACGGACTTTCGATTGCAGAAGATGGAACGCTTAAAGTTAACATTGATGGCGCAACGCTTACAATGGATCAGGTCAACAATGTTATAAAGTTGTCTGATACATTAAAAGATAAAATTAACGGTGCATTTCCAGCGGCGAACTTAATCAACAACCTTACAACCACAGAAGCCGGATTTGGTTTGGATGCCCGGCAGGGAAAGGCACTGGACGATAAAATTACTGAAATAAACGGCAGTTTAAAAATTAAAGATGTTCCGTGGACACCATATTGCCCAAGAACCGATTTTGCTGACAAGGTAAAATTCGAAGAGGAAAACGCAATGCAATATGGATCTTTAATGATTTGCTCTATACGCATTGAATTATTAGAAAATACTCCTGGTGGATATGTGCAGATTGTGAATTTACCCAAAAAAATGTTTCGTGGCATTAACCAAACAAACATGAATGGGAAAACAGGTCAATGGTATTTATATATTGGTGATAACACAAATAGTAGTAGTATGGTATTACGAGATTTATTTGAATCTGGTAATTATTATTTTAGTTTCATATATTTAACAGCAGAATAAAATTAAACATCTTTTGTATCTGTTATAGTAACGTTACTTATTTTAAGCTTTTTATTACCAGAAGGATCTGCGTATGCAGATATAATTTTTACTTCACCACTCCAATGATTTACTGCAAGTAAACAACCACTAACTCGATCTTGCGCAAAAGCCATTATAAGCCAATTACCACTTGTATTAAAGAATTTACATTTTGCATCAAAAATTTGCATATATGATAAACCTGTGTTCATATTTGCGTTTATATAATTTTTTATATCAGATAATGTCGTTGTATCGGTTGTGACAAGTGTAGGAACAGCAAGTCTATTATTTAAACTGCCGTTTAAGAAAATATATCGAACAAATATTCGAACGTAACTTATAAACCATTTTTATTATAGAAAGGAATTAAAAACATGGATAAAATAATTTTGAAAAACAAAACAGAGTTTGAAATTGCCGAAGGAGCGAGTCTCGGCAATATTCAGATTCAGTCGAAAGACTTTGATGGAATCAAGTCAATCACAGATGCCTTCTCGGAAGAGAACATCTCAAAGGTCACATTTACACACAATGATCAGGCTTCTGGAGAGTATGAGAATCTTAAGTATGAAGGATTCTCATATATGCCGAACATGGGCGAGGATGGCACAGAAGATGGCACATATACCGTAACGGTCAGCTTGAGAACAAAAACGGAAATGGAAAAGGCAATTGATGAGCTTAAAGCAGGACACGAAGCAAACGCAGAAGCAATCGAAGAATTGGCAAGCATTACCGCAGAAAGTGAGGTGTAGGATATGGTTAAATTCTACGTGAGACGTATTCTGGTAGACAAGAAAATGACGATTGATGAAGTGCCGATGCGTTGGCGCGCAAAAGTGCAAGAAGAGATTGAGAAACAGCTTTCCGCTTCTCTGCAATGACGTTTCCTGTCGAAACTTGCGACCGAAAATCCTTGAAATCATGCATCTTGCAGTGATACTATGGACTTGTCCGAAAGGACACTTCAAGTTCTGGCATGGGTGGGGTTTGGCATGGCTCCGCCCATAATTGGGGATTGACTATGCCGAACACACGTTCTATAATATCTGTATCGCTACATAGGGCACATGATTGGGGGTTTTAGGTTGGGAAAAGAGTACTACAAAAATGAAATCATTAAACTTATTGAAAAATGCGAAAATTTGCATTGGTTAAAAACCATATATGCATACATAAGTAACTTATTAAAATAGGAAAAGAGCCAAGGGTCTGCGCATTGCCCTTGGCTCTTTTTTACTTTTTGTCTGAAATCATATCTACTAAATTTTCTAAGGCTGTCCAATCGCTTTCGCTTAATTTGCACAGTGCAGAAACAAGTCGATACTTAAAGTTTTCATCACCTAATCTTTGGATTTCTCCAAGCATTGCTGAAATCTGTTCGTCTTTTGATAACTCAACAAACATTTCTCCGTTTCCGGTGCGAAGCCAATCTTGATTTACATTAAATTTTTCACATATATCAAAAATTGTTCTTTCAGACGGTTTTTTTGTTCCTGTTTCAATTTGCGCTATAAAATTTCTCGAAAGACCAATTTTTGAGGAAAACTCTTCTTGTGTTAATCCTAATCGACTTCTTAATTCTTTGATTCTTTCATTCACTATTTGCCCTCCTTTCATATATACTATATAGCAAAAATGTCCCCTAGTCAACAAAAAAGTATTGACAAAATGTTTCTTGGGGACTATACTTTGTTTACAAGGTCAACAAAACCTTAAAATTAAAGGAAAGAGGTGAGAACATGAAGAAAATGACGTTCAGACAAAAGCGCGACTTACTTGATAAGTTTGAGCCGTTCATTATTGGAGGAGTCCAATTCATAAGCGCATTGGCTGGAGCTGCTGTCGGAATAGCTATCTGCTACTTTTTCTAAATGATATGTAGCGGTTGCCGTGATTATGGCAACAACAAATGGGATAAGGATATTTCTCAAAAATGAAAGGAAAAAGTATTCTTTATAAAATCTTCCTTTTGGAGAAACTATAAAGCTAAAATTTGATCTATCCGCAGATGTACTTACTTTTGTTACATATCCTTTATCCTGCAAATCCAAAAACGCTTGATATACATCTTCTTCATCGAATTTACCTATTTCGGAAAGTTCGATTGAAAAATTTGTTTTAGATATTTTCTTTAATATTATTCTTTCAATTTTTAGAAGCATGTTAATTCCTCCGTTTTTGAAAATATTATACCACAGAAAGGAGTGAAAATATGGATAATTTAGTACACATTGGAAATGCAGATATTTCCATCAAAGAGTACAGAGGCAAGCGAGTGGTCACATTTAAGGACATTGATATGGTACATGAAAGACCAGACGGAACAGCGAAAAGAAATTTTAATACGAACGAAGCACGCTTCGTTGAGGGAGAAGATTACTTCATTGTAAGCTCGGACGAAATTCGTACAAGCCGCATGTTTCCTATATCTGACAAGGATTTTATGAGCAAAGCACTCATTACCGAACAGGGCTATCTGATGTTGGTCAAGTCATTTACGGATGATTTGGCATGGGAAGTACAAAGAAAATTAGTTTCTTCCTATTTTAATGTACATCAAAGTGTCAACGACCAATTATCTCCAGAATTGCAAGCATTGCAAGGACTTCTTAATCAGATGGTTCAAAAAGAACTTGCTGACAAGGAAAGAGACAGGCAGATTGCCAAGGCACAGGACACAGCGCAGAAAGCCATTGAGACAACTGAACATATCAAGGAAGCGGTGAAGCCGGTATTTGATAATTGGAGAAACGAAATCAATGCCAAGTTTAACCGGATTCAGAGAAATGCAGATTGTCAATTCAATGTATTGAGGACCGAAATGTATTCAGAACTTGAACACCGTGCCGGATACGACTTGAGTAGAAGAATCAGAAACAGACGCGAGCGCATGGCAGAAAGCTGATGCACGAAAACAGAAATCAGTGCATTGAACAAAATGGACATTATTGAGGATGATAAGAAATTGCGTGAAATCTTTTCGAAAATCGTAGCAGAGTACGAAATCAGATATTGCGCATGAAAGGAAGTGATTGTATGAGCGAAAAAGAAAAGCGCGTTGTTGAAAAACTTCGTGATGCCATTCCGAATATGACAGATTTTCAGAAAGGATATGTTCTTGGAATGGTTGAGAGTTCTGCTTCGAAACATAGTGAGCAGGGCGAGGAAAACGAAACACATAATGGAAAGGAGAATTAAAATGAGCAATTTTGAATTTCAGAAAGTTAATTCAAGGGTAATTCGTAGCGGTGACAACTATTTGGCAAAGGTAGACTCTGCGGAAAGTTTTTCAAGCATTTTCGTTGACGAGGAAACAACATATGGAGTTTCTGTAAGAGATGCACAGATACAGACAGGAGATTCGACTTACACGCCTGCAATGGCTTTTACATATTCCATGGAAGATGGTTCTGTGCGTTTTATAGATGTTGTTGTATGTCCGTTACTCGGAACGTTTGTTTCTGACTGGTACTAAATTATAAAGTGGCAGAAAGGGGCATGAATGAAAAAAGTAATCCAATTCATCATAGGTGCGGTTGCAATGGAATATTCCTTAGTTGCCGCGTGTTATATGGATAGCGAGGGCACGGCCGGGAATATGGCGGCTATTAAATTTGTAGCCGGTGCAGTAATTGCGGCAATCATGTATTACTGGTCAGAGGTAGACCGGAAGAGAGCCGAACTTGACAAGCGAATTAAGAGAAAACGCAGAATGAGAGAGGATGCATGGTAGGCGTTGTGTATATAAGTGGCACGAGATGTTCCACGGAAGAAAAGCGTATGCTTGCTGAACTTTTGGCAGGGAAACGAAATAAACAAAATGATAAAGATAATTTTGAAAAGGTTCTTGACAGAGAAATGGGAAGGAGAAGCAATGGAGAACAAAATAACACTGATCGGTGATGTTGTATCAGCACCAAGGGAAAGCCATAAATCAAACGGTAAGATTTTTTATAAATTCTTCATCGGAGTTGAAAGAAGAAGCGGTGTTGCGGATATTCTTCCGGTACTGTTTGACAAAGAAATCAGCGATACAGGAATTAGCGGAACGGTATGTGTCAATGGGAAGATAATTACTAGGCGCGTGAGAACAGGATCCGGAGAAGCCATTCTTATGTATGTTATGGCTGATACAATCACAAAACCAGAGGATGATAGCCCTTTGAATGAAGTAAGCCTTGATGGAATTATCGAGGAAAAGCAGCTTAGAGAAACACCACTTGGCCGTAAAATCTGTGATGTGAAACTCAAAAACGTAAGAGAAAACGGAAAAGAGGATTTGATTACTTGCATTGCATGGGGAAAGTGTGCAGAGTATACGGACTCACTTTCTTTAGGTGATAGGGTAAGCACATATGGCAGATTGCAGAGCCGGAGATATAAGAAAACGTGTAAAGATGGTCACGTTGTGGAAAAAGTTACATATGAGTTATCAATAAAAGGAATCGTGGGGGTGTAACATGGGGAAGAAAAATTATGTTTATGTTCCAAAAGAAGAGTATGAAGAACTGATTGAGTGCAAGTTACATATCAACATGTTACATGGATACATTACAAAAGAACATGAAGATAATATCAGATTGCGAGGATGCAAACAGGGCACAACAGATATGCTGACAATCGAAACTTTGAGTGGATACATGGAGAACGAAAAGCATTTCGATAGACTGAAAAGAGAATTTAAAGAAAGGGTGAGACAAAAATGCGAATGATTTTGAAATCGTTACATATTGAAAATTTCAAGGGAGTAAAGGATAAGACATACGAATTTGGCAAGACAACAAGGGTTTCCGGCATGAACCGGAGAGGAAAGACCACAATCGGGGCGGCATGGTACTGGCTGATGTCTGATAAGAACTATGAGCTTGTCAGCAATCCAAACATTAGACCGGACAATGCAGAAGATTGCATTCCAACCGTTACTGCAACTGTCGATGTAGGTGGAAAAGAGATTACTCTTTCCAAGATGCAGAAGCGAAAAGTTGGAAAACCGGATAAAAATGGAGTTTCGAAAGTTACTATCACAAATACATATGAGATCAATTCTGTGCCTAAGACAGAACGTGATTTTAAGGCATATCTGGAAGAATTAGGGTTTGAGTTTGATAAATTCCTCATTTGTTCGCACCCGAATGTGTTCACTAAGGATTTGTCGTTGAAGAAAAAACAGGATGAAATGAGAAAATCCTTATTCGCTATGGCAAGTGCAAAAACAGATTTAGAGATTGCGCAAATGAATAAAGAAACTGCGGATGTTGCAAAACTACTTGAATCTTATAAATTCGAGGAAATTGAAGCCATGAATAACGCTTCCAAGAAAAAGGCGGTTGAGCAGTTAGACGCTATTCCAAATCAGATCATCGGGCTGGAGAAAGCAAAGGTTGATGTGGATGTGGCAGAGCAGGAGTTATTAAAAGCCGATTTAGAGAGAAAGATTGAAGCACTTGAAGATTTAATGGCGAAATCTGATGTTCGGATTGATGAAATGCGCAGCGAAGAAATGCATTGTCAGTTTGAAATGTCAGCTATTGCGCAGACCATGAATAACGAACTTTCAAGCAAGAAACGCGAGATCGAAAACCACAAATACGACCACGAACGGAAGTTAGAGGATGTTCGTTCATCAATCAGAAAAGCACAGGATTCTATTGAAAGCAGTAAGAAATCAATCTCTGAACAGACTCTTAAGAAAGCTGACCTTGTGAAAAGGTACAAAGAGGAAAAGGAAAAGAAGTTTGATGATTCCAAGTGGGTATTTGATGAAAATAGCGCTGTTTGTTCACTGTGCGGTCAGAAGTTGCCAGAAGATAAAATAGAGTCTTTAAGAGCCGATTTTTCGCAGAGAAAGGCAGATGCAATCGAAGCATTTAATGAAGAACACGCGAAAACACTTGCCATGATTGTTGATGACGGAAATGCGTGTGCTGAAATGATTAAGAAGCTGACCGAGAACAATAAAGAATTGGAAAACACAATTAACACATTGAAACTGAATGAAGCGGAAGAAATTGACATTATCAAAGGATTTGATGAACAGATTTCTAAGATTCCGACTTGCGCTGATTATATGCAGAATGCGGAATATGTCAAGTTAAAGGCTAAACAGGATAAGTTGCTTGCTGATATTGCGGAGTTAGAATCCAAGGGCGCAGATAAGGTGGCTGATTACGCAAAAGCTGATAAAGCAAAATTAAAGAGCCAGCTTGATGAAGTAAATAAGATTATTGCACAGGCTGAAAACAATGTTCGCATTGATGAACAGATTGCAGATATGCAACATAAACAGAACGAGTATGGACAAGCAAAGGCAGATGCCGAGAGGATTCTTTATCAGCTCAAAGAAGTTTCAAAACGAAAGAATGAGTTACTTGTTGAAGAAATCAATCAGAATTTCGGTATTGTACGTTGGAAGTTGTTCGATTTCCAGAAGAACGGAGAATATAAGGAAGTTTGTATTCCTACGGTGCTTGATGAAGAAACCGGCATTTATAAGGTATTCGGGGAAACAACAAACACTGGCAGGGAAATTGAAGCGAAGATTGATATTTGCAACAGTTTTCAGAAGTTCTTTAATATGTATGTTCCGATTTTCCTTGATGGTGCAGAAAGTATCAATGACGAATATGTACCGGCTGTTGATACGCAGTTAATTCTTCTGACAGTATCAGAGGATAAACAGTTGAAAGTGGAGGGTGTGTAAATGAAAGAAGAATTATTGAAAATAGCATCGGAAAGTTTATCTTCGGATGAAGTAAGTGAAATTGTCAAAGAAAAATTTATGAATGCATTGGTGGGAGCAATCGAAGATGCTTTTCGTTGGGGAGATGCAAAGCATGCCATTGAGGAAAAGGTAAAAGAAGTCATGGTTCCATACATTGAGAGTTATGATTTTTCAGAGTATCTTCCCAAACTTGATTCTGTTTTAACAGAGATTGTTAATTCGGATTTCTGTATTGGAAATAAAAAGATTCTGGAGAATTTTAAAGACCTTATGGTGGAGCCGGAGCAGAAAGAAATCAAACTTACGGATTTGTTCAAGGCATGGATTAAACAATGCGAAAGGGATATTGACACAGAAGATTTAGACATTGATTACGATGATGGCGTTTCTTATCAATCCGTGGAATGTGAAATGCGGTTTGAGCTGGAAGATAAGCCATCATGGAGCAGTGTGCAAAGAGCAGTTATCACATTTGAAAATGAGCATGATGAAAAACTGAATGTTGAAATTCCTGTGTCAAAGCGGATATGGGGCAACGGAAAAGAAGAACCATATACACTTTCTTCCTATAAGGATTTGACGATTTCGTCACTTAGAAACTTGAGTGAATTTGAGGTGCTACTCTTGAGATTATCCAGAGCTGGAACGGCTATCGTTATTGATAAGGAATATGATGACAGTTATATTCAACCGGAAAAAGAACCGGAAGCGGATTTTCACTAAGAAAGCGGGGATATTGAATGTCGAGAATAGGAATCGGAAACAACATCACACAGCCGGATGCACGGTGTATGTCGTGCAAGCGTTGGAAGAGTGCAAGTAAAGGGTTCTGGGGAAGAGCCGGACATTGTTCTCTTCCGTATTGCGAGAAAGACGCGAGGAATAAAGGAAAGAGAGGGTTTAGAAGATGAAACAGCAGATTACCGAGGAAATGAAAATCCAGAATGAATGGTACAAAGAAGCGAAAAAACAGACTGTGGAAACACTTCCGGAATTTGTAAGGCATTTAACAGAAGACTATTCGCATGATTATGGAACTATTTGCCACGCAGTTGCGGCAGCAGGAATAGCAGCCATGTACGCGGTTGACAATTCTCCGACAGGTGGAATTACCGGATTTCAAGCCGGATGTATTATGTGGCAGGTTATTAGAGAATGGAATTTTCAGAACAATAAGACAGGGTTGAAAATTCTTGATTATGACAATCTTCTTTATCCGCAGTATAAAGCTTCTTTTGTATCTATAAGTAGTAAAATTTGGGAATCTGTCAAGAAAGAAGCTCAAAACAAAATTAACCAGAATAACGATAAAGTGGAAAAATGGAAGGTTGCTCATGATAAATGGGCTATTGATATGGAGAAGTTTAAAGTAGACGTTGTGGAATGGCAGAAACAGCATCCGGAATATCCAACATATGAGGACAATCCAAAATTCTATGAGCATCTTTGCTTTGGAACCGAGAAAGAATGGGATGAAGAAACCAAGAAACAGGAGAGCGGATTTATGTTTGCTCCAACGGAACCATGCAATCCAAGTGCTAATCCAAATGTTATTGCACATTGGAAATCTATTGTTAATGGAAATGTTCCATTTGGTTTGAAAATTGAGGAGGAATGATAAATGCAGTATATCAAAGCGAAATTTCCAAACAGCACAAGAAGCTACGTGTATCGCACCAAGGATTCCGTGAAAGCTGGCGACACGGTTGTAAATGCCAAGGGTGCAAAGCTGACCGTTACGGATGAATCAGTGGATATGAAGTGGGTGGATACCTACGGCGCTGATAAGGTGGCGGTTGTGAAGAAGTGTGAAGAAAGCGAGGAATGTGCATGAAGCTGATTAGTAATGCAAAGTTTGGGGAACCGGTGGAAAGTGGAACGGTTTTCAGAACTCAAAGCCACGGAATCGACATTTGCATACATAAAATTTGCGGTTGCGGAAATGTGTTGTATCTTAATTGCAGCGAATTGGGAATTGATAACCTACGGCTTAAAAGCGAAAATCTTTTCCGTGGTATGGATGAAGCAAAGGAAATTCTTAAGCAGCAATTAGAACTGTTAAATGAGCGGTTCAATAATTTTTATGAAGATAACGATGTTAAGATTTTAAGATATTAAGAAAGTGAGGAATAGATATGATTAAATCAGATTTTGGAACAATAGAAGTAGACGGAAGAGAGCCGGTTATCATGGCTGAATTTGAAACTCTTTTAGTTGCATTAAGGGGAGTTCTTGGAGATAAGAAATACAACTTTGTTTTGCAGGAAGCAAGTAATAAAGAACTGACCAAGGAGGGTAAGGAAACATTAAGAAAAGGCGAAACAGAACGCTTAGTAGAAGCTCTCAAAACTTTTTTTAGTGAAATGGAGGATAATTAATTATGGCAGAGAATACGGCAGTATCTACGCAGGGAAAACAGGAAATGAATACACAACTTTCCTATTATACGAACCAGTACATAGGACTTATGGAGCGTGACTTTGCAGAGCATGGACTTGTGCTTAATGATTATTCCAAGCAGTGTGTCATGGCATCCATGAGTGCTATTTACAACCTTGTTACATCTAGCAAAGCCGCCATGAGTAACTTGAATGGATCTAATTTGAGACAGATTATTGGACAGGTATCAAGCCTTCAACTTAATGCAAATGCAGTGCCGAGAGAGTGCTACTTCCAGTTGAGAAGCAAACAAGATGCAAATGGAAATTGGTACAAGGAAGTAGAAATGGGAATCGAAGGGGACGGAAACGATGCACTCCTTCGAAACTTTGGGGTTGATGTTAAAAAGGTATATCCAGTATGGCTTGTGAAAGAAGGTGATGATTTTACATATCCAAAGCATAAAGGAATTGAAGTTACACCGCCGGAATGGGAAGAAAAAGGACTTTCACAGAAAGTTATCCGTGTTGTTTACCCGGTGGAAATGAAAGATGGGAAAGTTGAATATATGATAGCAGAGCGTGAAAGCGTAAAAGGAAACCTTTTTGCTCATGTTCGCAATAATCTTCTGAATGAGACTTTCGGACTTGTAAAAGGCGGTAAAAAGACACGCTATGATGCAACGGAAACAGAAAAGAAAGCTATCGCAGAAAAGAAAAATGAAATTCTGAAAGAGCTTTTGGCTTGCAAGACCGTTGAAGATATGCTTGCTTGTGAAGTTGCAAGACCATATATGAGTGCCGCATGGCTTGATACATCAGAATCCATGATTGTTCGTAAGATGCGTAACAATGCAATCAAAAAGCATCCAAAAGACCTTAATGCTATTGCAAAACAGTCTCTTATGCAGATGGATGAAACTTATCAGCAGACGCAGGAAGAAATTGCGGGAAATGCCAATTCAGAGCCGTTTGTTGTAGCCGAATCGGAAGTAACCGAAAGTGCAGCAGTCGAGCCGGAGAAAGTCGTTGAGAATAACGAGAACGTGCCGGAGTTTATGAAAGATTAGGGAGGATATGAAGAATGATTTTTGTAAAATTAGCAGTTCTGTTGTGGGTAGCATTTTTGATTGTGAGATTTATTGTAAGTGCAAATGTTACATCGAAAGAAAGGATTGCGGTTGCATTTGGAGGAAAATTTAAAATGACATTTGGAAGATGGGTGCTTGTCATTGTATTTATGCTTGCCATCACCGATTCATTCGCGGCGTTGGTATGGTTTCTGTTTTTCAGATAGGAGGTTGCAATGAGAGTAATTTCACAGAATGGAAGAATTGATATTCCATATGAGCAAGTAGTTATTCAGAGGTTTAATGGAGAAATCTATTTTTTGAACAAGAACCTTACAGGGATAGATGATCTTGTCAGTGATATTGTTATTGCTAAATACTCCACGGAAGAAAAGGCAAAGAAAGCCATGGAAGAATTGCGATATGCCTATATGTGTCACACCCTTGTAAAGATGGGGCAGATGCCACCGGATGGAATTGGCGAAAAACTCACTATAGGTTTGGGCGGAGTGTTCCAGTTTCCGGCAGAGGAAGAATTGGAGTAGCCTATGAAATACTATTGGGTTCGCATCTATGATTACAAGGTAGACGATGAACTGAAAGAGTTTACAGATGATAACGTGTGGGATGCTCAAAAAGGCACTCTTCTTGATGAATATTACAGTTCCAAAGATAACACTTGAGGACTTGGCAAAGGAATATTCAAAGATAGTTTCGGGGCAGTTAAGTATTGAAACGGATGAAAGTGAGGTGGTTTAAATGCTTATGCGATGTTGCGGTTCATCATCGGCAGGCAACAGTTACGCTTTAATCAGCAATAGTGGCGAGATTCTTGCTATTGAAGCAGGATGCAGATTTCTTGATTTTAAGAAAATGATTGATTGGCGTATTTCTGATGTCGCAGGATGCATCGTCTCACATGAGCATGGTTAGGAGACCATGCGCGATACATAAAAGATTTTATGAAATCCGGCATTCCGGTTTACACGGCATTTGAAACACAGACCGCGCTTGAAACCATAACCGGAGAACGTACAATAGCCATTCCACCACGCATAACACGGCAAATCGGCAGTTTTACAGTAACACCATTCAATGTACCGCATGACACGGAAATCGAGTGCTACGGCTATTTAATCGAGTATGAGGAAATGGGCAAGCTGTTATTCTTGACCGACTTGGAATATTGCAAGTATGATTTTTCCGGTACGAAAGTTGAGCAGATTATGGTTGAAGCCAACTATAGCATGGACTTGGTAGACCGGAATGAGCCAAATTATGAACACCGTTTGAGAGGTCATATGAGCCTTGATACGGCACTTAAATTTATTCAGAAGAACGACAATCCAGCTTTACGGAATGTCGTATTAATACACTTATCGGAAACAAGCGGAAATCCCGCGTTATTCCTACAACGAACGAAAGAAACAATTGAATATGGAGCAAATGTTTATGTTGCAGAAAAAGGACTAGAGGTTGATATGAACCTTTGTCCGTTCTGAAAGGAGAAAAGATGAAATTATACATTTACAGATTTTGGGGCGATGAATTTTCTTGTAGCGAAGTAGACGTAGAAGAAAAGCCAAAAACGTATATCATCACCAAAGAATGCGAATTTGGATATAAAGGACAGAGAATCCGCAAGGACGAAATTGGTGCGTTAAGCGGTTACAACAGGGATACGGTCATTCTGACGGAGAAAGACAAGAAAAAAGCTGTTGAAATGCTTATTAACAGGCAGGGCACTATTGTTGAGAGTTGCCGAGTGCGTCTTGAATATGAAGAGAAAAAACTTGAGACCATCAAAGCGGAACTTGAAAAAGAATAATTAGGTTGAAACACCTTGGCGAAAGCCTAAAAGAAACTATCTTGTTTGGCGAATAGTTATCACAAGCTTATTGAAAGCCATGTTTTGGCGGTGCGTTTACCGCGCCGCCCTTACAAAAGATTGGAGGTAAAAATTGAAATTATGTGAATACTGTATGGCTGAATTTGAGCCGAAGCGACCAGATCAAAAATACTGCAGACCCAAATGTGCAAAAAGATACGCACAGTTTAAGAATTTTAAAAAGGCTGGAAGAATTGTGTATACAAGAATATGCCAGAAATGTGGCAGGCTGTTTATGACGATAGATGAACGAAAATTTGATTGCCAAGACTGCATCGGCAATGAAGTTAAAGAACGATTGAAAAAGCCAAAGAAAAAGGACGATGCAATCAAGGCTGTTAATCATATGGCGCGCGCTTCTGGTATGAGCTACGGAAAGTTTGTGGCTCAAATGAGCATGAAGCCATTGGAGAGGAAGTGATTGGGGTGGATTATAAGAAATTTAGACAGGCAAAAGCCATCGAAGCCAAAAATAAACAGAAGTGGCTTGCGTTGAATCCGAAACTGAATGATGAAAGCGGAATATACTTCTTACTTCGTGAGGATGAAAATGGTTTCCGGTATGCGTATATCGGGCAGGCACTGCATATAATCAGCAGATTGTGTAGCCACCTTACAGGCTATGAACAACACATAGACCTTAGTTTGCGGAAGCATAAGTTGTACAACGAGAGCGACAATCCTTATGGTTGGCGAGTTGAATTTCTGAATTTCTCAGAGAGCCAGCTTGATAAAAAGGAGAAATATTACATCAAGTTATATGCAGATAAAGGCTATCAATTGCGTAATGTCAGTTTGGGCGGTCAAGGAGAAAATCGCGCAAGTGGTTCAATCGGAGAAAGAAAAGTGGTCAAAGGTTATATGCGGGGCGTACAACAAGGCAAAAAGACTCTTGCCAAGGAATTATCGCATATCGCTGAAAAGCACCTTGAAATCCGCTTGAAGCCGGAGAAACAGGGTAACAAAGTTTCTGAAAAACAGTATGAGAAGTTTATGGCTTTGATTTCTGAAAATACATATGAGGAGAGTGATTAAATGGCAGAAGTCAAGTGGATTAAAATCACAACAGATGTTTTTGATGATGAAAAGATTCTGCTGATTGAGAGTATGCCGAGTGCGGATAGCATCATTACGATTTGGTTCAAACTTCTTATTCTTGCCGGAAAACAGAATAACAACGGTGTGTTTATGATGAGCAACAAGTTACCGTTCACGGATGAAATGCTTGCCACCATTTTCCGCAGAGATTTGAACACGGTAAGGCTTGCACTTAAGACCTTTGAAGAATTTGGGATGATTGAGGTCGTTGACAATGTGATAACGATTCCGAATTGGAATAAGCATCAAACGCTTGACGCTTATGAGAAGAAAAAGGAACGTGACAGGCTTTATCAGCAGAACCGGAGAAAGAAGCAGAAGAACCTAATTGAGCAAAAATCGCCCGATAAATCGTCTGACGTCGCTGTTTCAGATAAAGACTGTCTCTTATACACATCTCCGAGCCCACGAGACTAGGCATGATCTCG